GTGCTAGCATCTAATGCCTTTATTGCAAATTCACTATTTAAAATTACATTATTAATGCTCGAAGCAATGTCGCTATTCTGAGGGAATTTAAAATCAGTAACAGCAGGATCAATTTTTTGATTAGCTCTAACCATTACTTCTTTCTTTGGATCATACACTTCCGATACCTTGCCCATAGGAGCATCGCCACGGCGTGATAAATCATAACCCATCTTTGCTTTGCCAATGGCGTTACATTCTCCATCATTCTGAACAAGTGTTTTATTTTTAGAACTTTGTGCAACGCCTAATTTTTTAAACAAGTCGCTATTGGCGGCGCCAGCTGGTGCTTGTGTTGCGCCTGCGGTGTTTTCTGCTTTTTCACCGCTGGAACTATTGCCAGCACCCGATGCTATTTCGTTTGGAAATATAATTAGATACTCGTCGGCCTGCTTAATTCCTTGATCTTTTTCTTGTTGCTTTGCTCGTTTGTTTAAAGCCACTTGCAAACTATTCTCGCCTGTTTGGAGCATTTCTTGAACAGTCTTGCCTGTAACAGTTACATCGCTTTTTAATGTTGCAACTGTCTTACTATGTGATTGATCGTTCCATGCAAACGCAGATACAGAATATGTGCTGCCTGCGCCCGTGACGTTCATACTAATGTTTTGAATCTTAATAGGAAGGTATCTAGCTGTTCCTGGAATTTTTTGAGGAATACCTTGTTGATCATTACCTCTAAATTCAATTGTAATAAGAAACGGTGCATCTCTAAAATTACTATATCCTAATTCAAATGCTGCCTGTTGCATACTTGTCATAAACAATCCCATGCTGTATGGTTCTACAACTTTAAATTGAATATTAGTAGCATTAGTGTTACCAGTCTTTCTTGAGTTGCCAACGTAGCCTTCAAATGTTAACTCAGTCATAAAGAATTCAAATTTTCCGTAAGGAGTTTGAACTCGATTGTTCGGATCTACGCTGCCGTCTTTTAAAATTAACAGAGGTGCATTTCCTG